CTATACCAGTAACCATCCCAGTAATAATTGTAATACCACTGCGTATCGCTGCTAGAGCTTGTCTCTAGTGTAAATGTCTGCGGATCACTTGATAGTGAGCCAACATAGTTTGTTGGCGGTTGAGGAGGCACAACATAACCACACTCTACGCTATTTGCAGTTACATCTTCGTATGTACCACCGGTGCCGTCATTGCGAACAACATGTTTTGAGTGATCTGAATAATCGCAATATTCGCTGACGTATGTGCCTCTTGCGGGATATGTTTGAGTTGGTGTTGTATTGGCCGTGGCTTTGTAATTGCAATGAGAAACACTCTTTGCTTCAACTAGAAGGTCTGTGCTGCCGCCATTGCCATCAGCAACGATGTTATGCCAACCATAGCTAGTATCGCAATAATCAGATAGAACTGTACCTGCTGCTGGATAAACAATAATTGGTCCAGATGTTGCACTTGCTTGGCCTGTTAGACGTTTCTCAGTAGCAGAGTATGGTAGTGTCAAGAACTTGCCAGTTACACCGTCACCAGTCAAGAAGTCAAATTCAAAGTTAGTATATGCTTGTTTTGCGACAACTTCATTATTAATAACAGAAGCAGCATATTCTGGATTTTGAACATCAGAGTAATTTGGGTCTTTGAAGCTATCAGCAAAGAAGCCGTATTTGAAACGGTTCATTGTAGGATCAATAGACGAAGGAATAGTCAAGTCTTTAACTTGCTGTTCTAGCTGTGAAAGAGCAGCTTGATTTTCAAGAGTTCTAATTCTTGTTTCAAGATTTTGAATATCTTTCATGCTATAACGGTTAGGTTGATATTGCTTAATCTGATCTTGACCTAAGAGAGGAACAGTAATCGCATGATTAGCATCTCTTTGTACAGAGAACTTCTCATTAGCAATACCCTTATCTAGAATTGTAACTAGATTGTTTGACTTACCCTGAGGAATATTTGGATAAGGAGGAATATACAACAGATTGATTGTCATTGTATCTGCTGGTTGTGCTGGTGCAGATAGCGTATCATTTGTACTAGGTGTACCCTTGATTGCTTTAATACGACCTTTCTTATCAATTACAATACGATCAACTCTGCCTAGATAGTGAGATAGATCAGAGATATAACGGCTATCGGGATCAGGGAAGCCAACAGCAGAAAGTGATGCACTGCTACCAAAACGAGTGTTTGCATTTCCTACGCTTGGATTAGTTGTCGAGATATCGACATTACCTGCCGTAGTGTTTGCGGTAGAAATAACTCTTGTTCTGAAGTCAACAGTATTGATTATATCAACGTAACCACCAGAAGTTGTGTACAACTCTGGAATTTCATTTGTGTTAATCTTACCGCCAGTCTTTGTTGCGTTCAACTGTGTGTATGTCTTCGTATCGTCAATTGGATATGAATCAATTGTGTAGAAGCCAGCCACAGAGTTACTGAAGTGGTCAAACTGAACAACAAGACCCTGACTATTGGCTAGAGCCAAGCTTGACTTTGGCTTTAGATATAGATAGCCATAATCGTAGTAGTCTAGATTTTGATTATGATCAATATAGAAATCATTTGTTACATCTGTAAATGAGCTATTTGTATATGTGAGTGTATTAGCAGCAAGAATTGCTGTGTTGACGCCCAAATAGACTTTCTTAAGTCTGAAAATATCAGGCTTGCCCAATGCCCATGGACCAGATGTATTATTACCAGAACTGTTGTTAGCAAAGTTAATCTTTACAGTGGTGTCTCTGTTTGAAGTCTTTGTAGCTGGTGTAGCGCTGACAACTTGAATGTTTGTTGTCAAATTATACGTTGTATTAGCGGCAAGAGTGCCGTTTAGATTAATTGTTAGTAGCTGACCAGTTGTGTCGATGTTTGCAGAACGACTGTGTACTGATAGAGGAACTTGTACGTCCTTAGGATAGAACTGTACAATGTTAGCTTGACCGTTTGCAATTGTAGTGTTTGAATTGACTTGAATTACAGTAGAGTTTACAACAGCGTCAATTCTACGAACTTCACTATGAGTAGCATTGCTGAAAACTTTAATGTAGTCTCCAGCAGAAAATGTTGTGATGAAGTTTGGTGTAGCACTAGCACTATTTGCAATAATCCAGTTATTGCTAGTAGATTGTACGCGAACATAACCAGTAGCGTTTGCAGATGCTTGAGCATTAGCAGTAAATACTAGATTGAAGTTAATTAACTGATCAGCAGATAAACTTGCATTTGGTGTATACTGGAAATACTCATTACCAGCTAATTGTACTTGTACAGTACCAGCTGTATTGCCAGTCTTGATTGTCTTATAGATGTAGTCGATATTTGCGGTTGCGTGTGTTGCCTGTGAGCCAACATTAAACAACATTGTTGAACCAGACGTATTAGCAATAGATGCAATATATGCGCTTGTAGTTGGGTCTTGAATTAGAACAAGATCAGCAACACCTGTACGACCTGTGCCAGCATTTGTATATCTAACAGACTTTACATTCTTGAAGTTAAAGCCAGCAAACATTGTAACATCATAAAGATACATGTAGTACTGAGCAGAGGCTGTGCCTGCAACACCAGATACAAGAACTACTGAACGAATTCTTGCTGTGCCTAGAGCCGAGCCTACAACAGTTAGATCATCACCAGAGAAATTTGCTGTTGATGTTAAGAACTGCTTTGCTGTATCATAGAATGTAACAAGATCGCCTAGAGTGCAGTCAAATGTGCCGCCTAGTTCATTTACAGTAATATAGTTACCGTAGTTTAGATTAATTGTGGCGCTGGGCACTGTCTTGCTATCAATACCCTGATCAATAACTAGAGAATAATTCTGTCTCGTATTGACTCTTTGCCCAGAAATATATGCTTTACCTGGATCAATGACAACTCTAAAGCTGCCGTTTTCGTCTACAGTATTAGCAGCAGTCTTTGTTGACAATACAAAATTATCTAGAACGTAGTCGCCTGCGCTTTCATAAGTTCTCTTGGCCATCTCATCGCCAATTTTACTATACGAAGTTTCTTGGTTCTGAAGATATGGTTGACCCAAAGTGAAAGCTGTGATCTCAAAGAATTCAGTATTTGCTTCGGCATCAGAAGAGCTAAGAACAGTCAACTGTGGAGTCAACTGAAGTCTGTCTGCGCCTGGAGCTTGATAGTTTAGCGAGCCGCTTGCGTTGTCTAGTAGAGTATTGTCAATATTGCTATTGATAATAGACTCTGAAGTATTGAAGCCAACAGATAGTGAATCTGGAGCATTGGTGTACTTTGAAACAACAGTTGTCTGTGAGTTAACGTATAAGAAGTAACCCTTCTGATAGATAACACCCTCAGAGACGCCAAAGGCAAACCCAGAACCAGTTGGTGTGCTATTGCCAGACAGAGTTGTGTTTGCTACAGTTACAGTAGCGAGATAGTTCTGAGCAGTTAACGAAATCGCAGAAGTAGCAACGTTTGCTGTTGTATTTGCAGTTTTAATTGTAACGTAGGGCGGGACAATATACCCGTTACCCTGAGTAACCATTAGAACGTCATTAACTTTACCAACGCCGTCTGTTACTGGGACAGCGGCCGCACCTGAGCCGACAATGCTGACGATGCTAGAAGAAACACTATTATTAATAAGAACTGTATTGCCTGTGTTGAATGTCCAAGCAGTATTTGAGATAGAATTGTTTGTTAGCGCATTAGCGTATGGTCTAACGGACACAACGTTTGAGCCGACAATAGCAGTTGTGTTAATTGACACAACAACGCCATTTGCCTTAGACACTGGGTCATTGATCGTATCGCCAACGTTGACGGAGTGGTTCATCGTCATTGATGGCATGAAAACCATAACGTCAGAATTACTAAATCCTTGACCTGTACCACCAACTGGTACAACTACTTTAAAGATAGAAGTGTTTGCATCATAGATTGTTAGTACATCGTCTGCCGAATATGAGTTTGCTGTACCAGTATTGCCGGAATTCAAGTAACGAACAAATAGTGTGTTTAGGTCTGGCGAGAGAGACTCATAGCCAGCATTTGCCGTTAGAATCTGAGATACTAGATTTGAACTGTTCTTTGTATATAGACCAACATAGTTGCCTAGAGTTACTGGCAATAGATCGTTTGTCTGTAAGTCTCTGATCTTTACATAAGGATAGTAAGAATAATACTGGAAATTGCAGCCACTGATGATAGTGCCTTTAGTGAATACGTTATCACCAAAGCGTTCAATCTGGTTCTGGAGAATAGTTTGTAGCTGGTTGACCTCTCTTGTTTGCACAGCAACGCCGGGCCTGAAGAGAATTTTATGGTAGTTCTTTGACTCGTTAAAGTCATCGAAATACGGGGCAACGCTGAGATCAGTTTGAATTGGCATCTATGTCCTCTAGAATTCTAATATTAGTTTAATCGTCTCAGTCTGTGTGGATGATCTATTTACTGCATCAAAATTCTCAAGATACAGCACATCACCGCTCTCAAAAACTAAATCTGGTTCATAATTTGTATTTATATTAAAAATTGCACCGCTTGTTTGTCCAACAATATTGTTTGAAGAATATATTGGACCTAGCTTTTGTGTCAAATAGACAGTGTTTCCAGAGGAGTTATTTGAGTGAAAAATTGCATTTGAAACTGCTACATTTGACTGATATACAACTTCATCAGCAGTAAATTGAGAAGCAGTGACGTATGTTCCGTTATACTTATAGAGTTGAGAGAAGGTCTCAAATCCCTTAACAACGCCGTTATTTGTAATTGCATCTACTGTTGCATTAGCAGAAGAAGAGTCGCCCACAATATCATATCCTGAGGCAAAGAAGCCCGAAGTATTTGTGACTTGAATTGAGCCAACGCCAATCTGTGAAACATAACCAAAAGCAGAGTTGCTTCCAGCAGTTTGTGTTACAAGTTCATTTGCAGTGAATGTGCCGTGCTGATTTGATGTTGTGAATGTGACATTAGCAAACATTGGATCTTTAAGAATACCGACTGTCCTATAGTCATTATATGTTGTAATAGTATTGCTTTCGCTGTTTGCAAACTTGACGCTTAGACCAACTCTAGAGCAGAATAGCTCAGAAGTTACGTTTGCGCCGTGACCACCCTTAGGACCAGAGATGACACGTAGAATTGCTGTGTTAGTTACGCCTACTTGATTTGCTGCTAGGACGTATGCACCAGCAGAGTAGACATTGCCACCACGTGCTAGAATTTCTACTTTGTAGATGCTATTAGCAGTTGCAGAGTCAACTAACGCACGTGCTTCTACGCCAGTTAGACTGTTAGTGCTGTTTAGAATCACAACAGAAGGCGTAATCTCATATGTCGAGGTAGCATCTGGTTGTGCAGCAAACTGTCTGTCTAGATAGACGTAAGTGCCAGTTGCGTTTGAAATGTGTGAAGTAATTTGACCATAATTGCCTTGAGCAGCACCATTTGAGATATAAAAATAGCAACCCTCATAAAAATGTGATGTTGAAACTGCGCTATTACCTATAACGCAATACGGAGCACCAGCAATGTTCACAAACGCCGTATTCGACGGAAATGTGTCTGTATAGTAATTGCCGTAGCCAGAACCACTAATTGCACTAATATCGCCATTAGCATCAACAGGGACAATAACGTCAACTGCGCCAGGAGAGGCAGCGTCAGTTACGTTTGTATCTTCTGTAAATGGAATGTACAAGCTTGTGCTGAATTTTAAATATGTCGCAGAATTTAACTGATACATGTATTTCCACTGATAACCGTCACCAGTCTCATAATATGTGTCTGAAGCAGAAGTATCGGCAAAAGTTGGTGCATCAGTAGACGCAGCGCCGTTGTTATTGTTTAGGCACTTATAAATGTAATATGTTGTGCCTTCACTAACGCACACGTAGAATTGTTTTGTGCTTAAAGCAATATCCTGATCGTCATACATGTCATAGACAGTACCGCTAATCCAGAGATTAGCATTTACCATGTATGCAATATCGGTGGGCTGAATGTGCTTGCCGAAAAGCATATTGTTCTGAGCATTAAATTGTGTAGTTTTTACAGAATCATAAATTGTTGAGACAACACCGCCTGGAAAGCCAGAAGTTTTACCAGCAAAGGCATAATAAACATTATTTGCACCTTCATTAAATGACTCAAAAAACTGTTGAGCCATATGAAGTCTATAGTTATTTGTAGTTAACTGTGTCGTTGTCATTTTTAACCTATACTCGGTCCAGAACCATAATTGTTTATTCCCGGATTTGGCGTAATTGTTGATTTCTTAACAACAGCGCCAAATAACTTTGTGCCAGCAACGTGTACTACTTCTTTTACCATGTCAGAGTATCTAGTCAAGTCTAGAGAAGCTCTGATCTCATACGAGAAATTCTGATAGTATGTGCCATCTTGTATGTATTTATCAGCACTCGTAAACCCTCTGGTGCTGGCATAATAGCCCTCATTAGTACCTTGCTTACCTAAAGAAACTCTTGCCGTGCCCGTTTTTGTGCCGTCTATGGATGTGAAAGTAACAAGTTCGTCGTTAACATATCCGAAACCAGAGTCCTGTACGTCTAGAGTCTTTACAGCGCCGTTGGCAGCAAATACTTGTGAAGTGACGTTTGCGTTTTCTCCAGCAAAAGCTGAAGTTGTATCTGCCTGTACAGAAGTAACATTAGCTGAAGCACCGCTCAGTTGACCGACTATATTAGAATTGACTCGAAAATCATTCTTATAAGATAATCTTTTTACAGTCATACCTGTAGTGTTTGCTGCCTTAACTCTGCCAATAGCAAGACCAGTTAAGCCGCTAAGTGTTACAGCAGAAGTGTTACCCACGCCGCTTGAGTTTAGACCATTAACTGTGTTACTCGTAACAAATGTACCGCTGAATACATTAATCTGAATTGTATTACCAGATAGATTAATAATACCGCCAGTAGCAGTATTTGCAGTTCCATTGCTTTGATAAATTAGTTCATAATATGAGAATGTGTTTGCATAATGATCTGTAGTAATAGAAACAATATTGCCCTGTAAAGGAACTGTACTCGTTACAATTTCACCTTCTCTAAATATACCAGTAAGAGTATCAATAGTAATAATATAATCTTGTAGTTTCTTAGAAGCAACACCGCGCTCATATATTTTAACATATGGAGCAACGTTATAGTTCTTGCCTGGGTTGAGTGTTGTGATGCTATCAACTTCGCCAAGAGTAGGAATTGAGTATTGTAAAATCCTAATCAATGAGTCGCTGCTTACGTTAGCGGCAGGCTTCTTTGGAAATTTAAATGAAGTAGAATTCAATGGTATAGAAAGATATGGTGTTGGTACTGTATTTGCATTATTGTCTGCAATATAATCTGTAAATAGAACAACTGTTTCTGTACCGCCAATTGTGCCTAGAGCAATGTTTGCATCAATACCAGTAGAGATAAGTGTTATAGTAGCATTCCCGTTAGGCACATATAGCTTAGTGTAGTTATTGCTCAATGAACCAGATAGAGTGGTAAGTCCAACATTGTTAGATGCAAAAGAAATAGCATTTGCTGTTACGTTAGACGATACCATCTTTGCTATCTTGGAAATACCATTTGCGTATGCGGTATTTGATGCAAGAACTAGAACAGTCGAATTAGCAACATTAGTTACTTGTTTTATCTGACTGGTAGAAGAATTTGCAAAAATCTTTACATAATCGCCATTAGCAAAAGTTGTTGTGAAGTTTGGTGTACCAGTATTTGCAATGATCCAATTATTGCCAGATGCTTGCATCCGTACTGTACCAGAAACATTAGCGCCAGCAACAGTATATGATGCAGCATTTGTATTATACAATGTTACTCGATCAAACTCATTAATAAATGGATTGCTCGTATTTGCAAGCTGCACATTTGAAAAGCTAACAACAGTATTTGAAATTAAAATAGAAGAGTTTACTGAATATCCCCAGCCCGATGGAATATCGTTAAGTGTAAACTTAACAGCACCAGTAACTTCGTTAATAGCAGTTACGCGACCAACGCCCATCTTGCCATTTGAAGAAGTTAGATTAACAAGATCGCCAATGCTGAAACCATAACCTGCTTCGTCAATAAGCAAATCAGATAGAGATCCCACAACAACTGGCACATTAGTTAGATTGCCATTCCAGTCAAGTTGTTCGCCAGTCTGAAAGTCTTTTGACAAATCAGTAATATAAAAAAGATCAATGAACTTTGAGTTGACTTTTCTACGTACAATATGATCAACGAAAGCAGTTGCGCGACTATTTACGCCCGTGATTTTTTTACCTAGAAATTCTCTGTTACGTGATGTAGCAGAAACTTCTAGATAAATTGGTTTAATCCAAACACCGTCTGATGTTTTAAAGATATCATTACCTGGCAAATATACATCAATATCTTCATTAAAGACAAGCTGAAACAATAACTTTAAAGCCCGTTCGTTGCCCTTTGAGCGATATAGATCAATGATCTTCTTTACAGTTAGGCGCTTATCAGATAATGTATTAAACTGAATACCCGCTAGGTATGTGTTCTTAAAATAAATAATAAACTCTTCTAGAGTTGTATCAATATCAGAATAGCTTAGTAGATTTCGTGATCTATTGAGAGCATTGCCTTGTTGTTCCATCCACTCGTAATAAGCTTCAATAAAGGCAATGAGATTTGTCCCCTCTGTCTGGTAAACAGAAGGGAATTGACTAGCAATTAAATTCGAAATTGTAGTTTGTATTTGACTCATTACTGTCTGACAATCTGTACTGTTACATTGATTTCATCGTTTGGAATTTCTAGAATTGTATTCTTATTTGAACTATTATCTTTACTCCTTGGCATAACATAAATTCTGATTGCATCGCCAACATAATTTGTTGTCAAGAAGTTATTCAATAAAATTCTACCATTCGTATAATCAACAGTGCCGATATCTAATAGAGTAGTGTGTTCGCCATTTGCGTTTTCACTGACAATACGCATTTTGCCTACACCATCGTCTTCTAGAGAAACAAGCTGGCCACTATAATAGAACTTAGTAGAATAAACAGTATGTCTATCTGATGCTATATGATTTAGTGGCTGTGGCGGCAATGCATCATCTAATGCAGTATTGAATTCAATTGTGTAGTTTTTCTGAGTAGAAGTTGATGGCACAATCTTTTTCATCAAAACATAATCTGTTTCGTTACTGACAATACTTGCATGAGCATTGTCAATTTGATTAACCAATCTTGAGTACAATAGTGTTGCTTTAAAATTGTTTAGATTTGTAAGATTGTAATTCTGGATAGCATCGGTAACAAGAGTATTAATATCTTCTGGATTCAATGAAGTCTGATTGACATTATACTTCACATTACTGTTAACACTAACATATGTGTAGTTAGGTTCAATGAACACTGGACGAATTGTCAATGGCGCACGTGTGCTAATGAATGTAGTATATTCTGTTTTCTTTGAAGTAGGAATAGCGTCAAAGTTTGCAATCTTCATTGAGATCAATACGCTACCGTACTGTGGAGGCGATGCATCTTCACCGCCGTATACTGAGATAGCTTGAATCTCTGGATAGTTTACAGTGAATAGAGTTTCATAGTCTTTAACAGTAACAGCACGATCTTGTGTAGCATAGAAGCGTGGAGCATTTCTACGGATGGATTCAATATCTTCTGCAATGTCGCCGCCTGAAGCTGAAGATACTGTAGTGACAATGACGTTAGAAGTGCCGCCGATTTGACCGTTGGGTGTAAACTTGCTTACGCCATTGGGCAACTGACCGTTTGTTGAACGATACTCAACAATAATAGCAGAACCATCTAGGGGCTTCTTACCAACAACGTTGTCGCCGAAAAGCAATTCAAACTTACTGTTTTCTGAACCCTGTAAGAAGTATACATTAGAGTCAGTCTTTAGATCAAGAATGTTTGATGCTAACTTGTAGCTAACTGTGTTTGCGCCGTTGTTCTCTAGACCAGTGACAGTTAGAGATGTAGTATCAATTGTTGGATTTGAAAGTACAAACTTCTGTCTGTCTGTATTTGAAGATGGCTGAACAACAAACGTATCTGTAACGTATGTGCCTTCGTAGATCGAAACGTTATCTGCAATGAAAACGCCATTACCGCTTGTTACAGTGATCATCTGGTCTGTGCTGAATGTGTAGTTGTTTGATCCAGCTTTTGACGTAAATGAAGTACCCTTTGGAATTGTAATTAGCGAGATATTTGAATCTGTTGGCGTAATCGTCAAGCTTACATTAGCACTTGAAGATCGGAATGACCTAGGAGTATAGTTTAGTTCTTTTGCTCTAAGAACAACAGAGTCTCTCTGCTGTGCGGTATCTAAGAACATCTCGGATCCGATCATGTTCATATAGAACGCATTTTGATATGTATTGTATGCAAGAAGGTCTAGAATGACGCTAAGATTGCTACCGTCAAAGTTGTAGTCGTTGAACCGATCCTGAGACTGTAGAAAAGTCTTAAGACTGTTCTTATAGTCTGCAAAGTCTAGACTTGTTAGTGAAATACTTGTGTTTGCCATTAGCGTACTCTATAAAGAATTGTATTGAGGGTTACAGCTTCATTCTTATTTATCAAGTAAAATACAATGGTTACAACGTATGCGTTATCGTCAACATACGGAGAAGCAACAACATCTATTAGCTTTGCTCTAGGCTCGTAGTTTTCAATTACATTTCGAATTTCGTTTTGGATACCAGCTTGCGTTTGCGGAGAAATAGGTTCAAACAAATACTTTGAAATATTGCTGCCTAGCGCAGGCTGAAATGGTCTTTCATATTTGTTTGTAAAAATTAAATTGCGAATAGAAGTCTTAACTGCCTCTTCGTTTTTTTTTCGGACAACATCGTGCAACTCAGGATGTACATCAAAATCTGTAAAAAGATCGCTGTATATCTCTGTTTGAGTCTTTACTGATGTATACTTGTCTTGATTAAAGATTTGCGCCATGTTTGCCTTCTATTATTTTGGTACGTCGGTGTCTGCAAGGCCTGCCGTTACTTTTCCATGCTTATGATTATGTAATGATATGCCATTCGCAATAACATCTTTGTCTGCTGTGAGAGTTCCATGTAGGGCAATATCGCCCGTAATGTCCCAAGAAGCAGCCTTAGCAGTAGCATTGCCGTCAATTGTTAATGAAGCATTGCCATTCACTTTGCCAGTAGCGTCACCCTCAATTGTTATAGTTGCATTACCTTTTACTTGTATATTTAAGTTACCACCAACGTAAAGCGTCTTGTCTTTTACAATAATTTCAAAATCTTTGTCTACAACTTTGGTGACTTTTTGACCATCGTGATTGATCTCAAAATATGTACCAGAATTGTGGTATACGTGAATTCTTTCGTTTGCAGCAGTGTCGTCAACTTCAATAACATGTCCAGCTTGTGTCTGCCATACATGATTGAAGGGATACTTCGCAGCATAGGCAGATTGTGGTTCTGGACCGACTTGTTCCTTTTTAATCGTATTTATCTCACGCGCTAGACCAGGCACATCATTATTGTTCTGGTCTTTGCCTGGCATTTTAGCATATGAACCCCAAAGAACAGGTAGTTGTTTTTCGTGTCCGTCTAGAAAGAAACCAAAGACATGGGAGCCGACTTGAAGTCCAGTAGGAGAACGGCCAACTTGCTTGTAGCTGGCTGAAGTGATTGGTGTTAGAGGAGTTGCCCAGTGTAAGTCTTCTGTAGTGATTGCTGGATCGTCATGCTCGCCTATCACGCGGATCTTGACGCGACCGAGCATCTCTGGGTCATCAACATCTTCAACAGTTGCAATGAACCAGCGTAGTCCCTCTTCTCCCATACGTGATGTAGTCATTATGAATTATCCTCGTTTGTGCCCTTAATCAATTCTAGAGAGCAGCTATATGTTTTTTCTTGCCCTAATGGACAAATTACAGAATGTCTTACTTTAGACATTAAATAATTGCCTGAGATAAGTCGGTTCTCTTCTTGATTTTTTGTACCACCTATAGCATTTGGCAACCTAATTTCTATAACATCACCAGCAGTTAAAGCAGAGTCGCCATGAACATGTGCGTGAAAAATATTTTGAGATAACTTTGTAGCAAACGAAATCTTTGCACCCATAGATTCTGCTGTAAACGTTTCTGGCAAATGACTAGAGAACGGTACTACCATAACTTGAGATGCTTCTGCGCCATAAGTGTCTTCATAGTGAGTAGTGTTTAGACCAACAGGCTTGTCTGAAGCATATTTGAATTTGCCTTGTTGCTCAGTATTCTTGTATTGTGTAACTGTCATTTCACCAGTCATTAAATCAAATCTCTTAACAATATTGTTTAAAGAGCCTTGAGCAAGTTTCTTTGTATTATTTACCTGAGACACATTTTCAATTGACAAAATGTTTCTTGTATTCATGTTTTTTGCATCTGTGTCTGGTGCAGTATCGTAGAAGAATATCTTGTCTTTTACTTTTGATTTCAAATTGTCCATAAGAAATTCAACTGTGCAGAAGTTGAATCCTGTTTGATTTTCAAAAAATACATAAGTTGAAGAAAGATATTTTTCAGAAACAGAACGGCGTCTAACCATGTCGATTGCTTGTAAGGGCTTTAATCGACTAATGAGTATTTCTTGAATACCTTTAGGAACATCGCCTACAGATACATTCTTATCTGTGTTTAAGAATTCTTTTGCTATGTTTTGAACAATATCGCCAGCGCCAAGAGAATATTTTTTCGTAACGTACTTGACGTTATTTGTCACAAACTCTTCGCTAGTAGCATGAACTATGTACATCCTGCCTTTGTTTTGTGGAGTTGAAACTTGATTCTCTACAGACTTTACATGAAATTTGTATTTTACTGTTTCATCGTAACCAGACGTAACAAATTCAACTTCTATGATTTCTTCGCCGATGATAGGAAAATCAGTTAACACATCAACAGCATCATTAAATGTAAAGCTGGCACGAACAACTGGGAATAAAATATCTTCGTAGATATTGAAACCAATAACTTGACCTCGCAAATCGTGATTTTTACTACCAGTCAAATTTGACATAGTAATCGACTTGATATCAATCGAACCAGATTTTATATAATTTGTAGACATTATCTCAATAGATTCTTAAGTTGTTTTGTTGCTTCGCTTGAATATTTGTTGTCTAATAGTTTGATTGATTTCTTTTGATGATTTAACTCATGTTCATACTCATATGCAGAGATTGGCGACCAATATACAAGTTCATTATCTGCAATGTTCTGAGCAATAGAAGTTACTGTGCTTACTGTTGCTGTTGCGCCAGAAGTTAATCCTACAATTGTATTGGAGGCAGAAATAGTGCCAAAAATATGTTTTGCAACAACATATTCATCTGAAGAATACGAAACTGTAGCTACAGTGTTTCCGCCGATCTGAAGTAATTCATCAGAAACAAATGCGCCAGTTAAGCTAGATATTTCTAAACCCTTTAGCATATTTGTTGTGACAACCCAATCTTCTTGTTTACGAACATAACCGATGATGCTATTGTTGTAGCCCAGTTCTGGTTGCCAATATTTCTGTTGACCTAAACCTAAAGCAGCGTATGCAGCAGTAGTGATATTTGATTCGTCATTTGTCCAATTGTTTCTATAGAAAAGAATAGTTCTCTGTGCAGTAAGAACACTGCCGTACTTTACAGTAATCATTTTATTCAGATTGTCATCTGTTAGTGGCAAATCATAATACGGATCAATAATATTGTTTGTTAGATTAATAAGCCAAACATAATCCGGATTATCGTAGTAATTGTATGATGTGCCATCTACACGCTCATCGTCTTTCATTACATAGTCATAGAATGACTGCTGATTTCTCAGAGCAAGCTTGGACATTGTAACACGCGACATTAAGTTAATTGCCGCTGTATTAGCGTAGTTTGTTACTGGAAACTTTTTAAAGTACTGTGTCATTTATTCGCCACCAGTTACAAATTCTTTTGTTGCGTCTGTAACATATCCCGTTCCCTGATCTTTTATTCTATTAATAAGTTCTTTTGCTTTTCCAATAACATTTTCGCCAATTTTATTGCCGCCATAATCTTCTTGAGTAAGGTATTCCATCTCATCTAAAGATATGCTAAGTTGAATTAATACGGGCGCACCTGTTCCAAGAAAAAACGCAGGCGTGGATTGTGGCGCATAATTGACATTACATTCCTTAATAACACATTTTTTGAAACTATACAAATCTGGAAATGAACTTCCAGATGTTGACGTTGGTCTGAATTCTGGCTGAACAATATCTGGATAATTAAAAAATGCGCCCGTTGATGATGTGTATGTCGGCAAAGAGTGCATTTTAATTTTTTTAATAATTTCTTTAATACGCGCAGATTCATCTGCATTTTTTGCAGCAAACGTCCAACTAAAGCTATGGCGTCTAAACCCAACTCCTTGAAATAATTGAGAAGCTGCGGGATTAGGAACTGCGCCAAGCAGACTTGATGCTGCACCAACAAATTCGCCAGGGGCAAGATTTGCTCCAACATAAAGCAATGCTTCTGGTATTACGTTTTTTCCAGAACCAGGTGCAGTAAATGCATCCACATTTGTAATTGAATTTGCTATCAGTCCAGCCATACCTAAACCTGTCTCTGACCATCCTGGCGCCAACTGATCCACCAATTGATCTGGCATTGGTAAAATAATAGTTTCAAGGGCATCATATGTTGTGTTGCCCATAACTTCTGGTCGTTTATATTTTAAGAACCTAAATGCGATATGATATGGTGCAGGTACAGGAGGATAACTCAAATCTGTCCCGCCAGTGGTAGAACTCTTAGAAGCGGCAGTCTGTGTTTCTGGATTAGAGGACGAGTCACCTGCTTTGTTTCTGTCATTAAGCGAATCTATGGTTGTTCTCATTGGAGAGTTTGCTCCAAATGCAGAGCTTGAGCCAGAAATCAAGTTATCTAGACTTGCTGCTACTGCTGCACCTGTAGTTAGGGCAGAGATGCCAGACTGCACCATCTTGTTAGTCATAAGAGCAGCAACGCCGATTTGACCAAGATTGGACGATAGGAGATTGTTTACAGCGCCAGAAGCTTTCTGAGCAACGTTCTGTAGTGCAGTCTTATTAGCTTGTGATGTGAAGACGCTCATATTTTCCCTATAAATAGACCATATGACTTATTTATAGTGAGTTTTAAAATGAAGGGTAAATTTCAGCCTAAGAATCCCTCAAAGTACAAGGGCAACCCCACTAATATTATATTTAGATCAAAATGGGAAGCTGACGTATTCAGATTTTGCGATATGAATACGGATATTGTGAAGTGGTCGAGTGAAGAGATTATAATTCCGTATGTTTCACCACTTGACGGGCGAGTACACAGGTACTTTCCTGACATATGGGTGCAGAAAGCAGACAAGTCTTGTATGATTATAGAGATCAAACCATATAAGCAGACGTTGGAGCCTGAGATTCCGAAGAGAAAGAGTAGAGCATTTCTTAATGAAGCAGCGACATATGTAGTTAATCAAGCTAAGTGGAAAGCTGCAAATGAATATTGTAAAGACAGAGGCTGGAAGTTTACCCTAATGACTGAGAAAGAGATATACGGCAAGTAAATGGCAATCGAACAATTCACCAATATTCTTCAGAAAGGTATTAACAAAGGTCAGATTCCTGGGCGGACACAAGAGTCCAGGGACTGGTTTCGCAATACAGCACAGAGAATTAAAAGTATTTCCGAGGGTGGTCTTCTTGCCTCTAAAGACGCAGTTACAACTCAAATGGAAGTCGGCAGAATGTACATGTTCGTGTACGATCCTAAGACAAAAGCTGATTTGCCGTACTATGACAAATTTCCATTGATTTTTCCGTTTAAGAAAACACCAGATGGATTCTTAGGCATCAACCTACATTACTTGCCTTACGTATTACGCGCTACACTCATGGATATGCTTTACAACTACGTGAGTGACCCAAAGTTAAATGACAGGGCGAGACTAAAAATTACATATGATCTCTTAAGCAGCGCGGCCACTAATAAATACATCAAGCCGTGCGTGAAGAGATATCTGTCAAATCACGTTCGGTCAAAGTTCATTTACGTAATACCAAAAGAATGGGATATCGCATTGTTCTTACCAGTAGAAAACTTTGCAAAGGCAAGCAATCGAAAAGTATGGGCAGACAGCAGAAAAATCATAGGCAATTAATATGGCAATAACCGACAGAATTCTCAGTGGTCTTGGCCTGACAAGTCCTAAAATGCGTAAGCCCACAGAGGGCTTCAGCATCAATGAGTTCAGGTCAAACGTACTCAATAAGGGTATACTAAAGAACAATCTGTATCTTGTCCGTTTTCAGTTTGGTAAGTTTCCAGAAGAATTAGTGTTTTATACGCATAGTGTGCAAATTCCCGCAGCAGACTTAGCAACAGCAGATATTAGACGCTACGGCTATGGTCCGTTAGAGCGTGTGCCATATAGACCAATATTCAATGACATGACTATGGACTTCTACACAGAAGCTTCTAGTAAATCTGCTCTAGAAGTCATGATGAAAAGACTATCTTCTGCTACTAATTTTATGAACTATAAAGACTTTGCTACGGACTCAACTAATCCTTATGAAGTTGCATATAAAAACGATATCTCTTTTGATATTGAAGTTTATATCTACAATGAAAACACAGAAAAAATCATAACTTACAACTTTAGAGAGTGCTTTGCCAGACAAGTTGGTTCTATTCAGCTATCTTGGGAAAGTGAAAACAGTTTGTTAAAAACAAATGTCGGATTCTCTTTTACAGACTTTTCTGTTAATATGATTGATGCTGTTAAATCTGATAACATCAACAAACTTTCGCCTCTACAGAAGATTCTTCAGTTGGGCACAATTGCTCAAACGATTTCGGCAATCAAGCGGCCTCAAAGCGTAGGAGACGCAATCAATATTTTAAATAACGCAAATGTAGTAAAGAATGGTTTGGGACTTTAACATTAATATGAATGGAGTTAACTATGGCATTACCTAAATTATCAGTACCTCTTTTTGATGAAATTGTACCATCAACAAAGCAAGTAGTAAAATACAGACCATTTCTTGTCAAAGAAGAAAAAATTCTTCTTATGGCTCATTCTGGTGGCACTCGCAAAGAAATGATTAATGCAATTAAACAAGTGATCAATAATTGTGTTGTCTTTGCTGATGGCAAAGAATTTGACATTGATGATATGGCTCTATTTGATCTAGAGTATCTGTTTATCAAGATTAGAGCAAAGTCTGTAGACAACGTTGTAAAATTAAATTACATTGATCATGAAGACGAAAAGTCATATAGCTTTGATGTTAAGCTTGATGAAATTCAAATTCAATGGAATGAAAAGCATACTAACAAAATTAAAGTAAATGATGAAATTGGTATTATTATGAAATATCCTACTCCAGCAATTACAGAAAAATTGACAAATGGTGAAATTGAAAATATCAAGGACGCAGAATTTTCACATCTTCTTATTAAAGAGTGTATTGAAAAGATTTACGACAAAGATCAGGTGTATCTTGCTAAGGAAGCTGATCCTAAAGAATTAGACGAATTTATCGACTCGTTGACAGTTAAGGTGTTTGAAGACATTAAAACCTTTTTCGATACTTTACCAAAACTACATCACAAGATCGAATACACCAACTCAATGGGGACAGCAAGAGAAATCGAACTGGCAACGTTAGACGATTTTTTTACATTGGACTAAGTCACAATACATTAAGTAATTACTACGATACAATGTATTCAATGGTACAAAATTACCATTACACAGTGAGTGACTTAGAGAATATGATACCGTTTGAGAGAGATATTTTTATAGGAATGATCAAGAACGATATAGAGAGTAACACAGAAAATGGCACTGGAAGTTAAAAACGTAAAAGCACTAGGCGGACCAGCTGAATTTCAGAAGATGGTCCAAAGCCTATTGGATAAACAGGCAGCTGCCGAAAATGCATCTAATACTGTTGATAAGAAAGTGTCCGATTCTTCTCAAGAAATAAAAGCTCTCTCTAAGAAAGTAGACAAAGTTTCTGATAAAGTAGATAGAGTTTCTGCTACGCTATCCGTAACAGCAAGAAGAGTCGATGCTGCTGCTAAAGCAGCTATCGGTGCAGCAGACTCGGTTAAACTTGTTCGCAAGTCTGTTGATGCGTCTATAAAATCTACTACCGCTATTGAAAAATCCACTGGCAGTATTCTAAGCAAAATGTCAGGTATTGATAAATCAATCTCTTCTATTAATCGTAATAAAGAAAAAGAAAACATCTCTCCAGTACAGAGAGGCGTAACGCAATTAACAAATCCTAGAGTAGACAATACAACTGCAATTTCAGAAGATGATAAAGATACAAAAGGTCCAAGCTTTGCAACTAAAGTAAAGAACTTCTTTGGTGGTAATACTATTATCATCAAAAAATTGAATGTTATTGATAACAAAATAACAAGACTGAGTGAAAGCATTACTAGAATCATGGACAAAATGGGTCTAGATGCTAGAGAGAATGAGTTAGAAAAAATAAAAGGAATTTCTAGCGATAAAAAAGACACTGAAGATAAAAAAGAAAAAAACCCTTCTTGGTTGAAGTATCTATTACCATTTGCTATTCCTATGGTAATTGCCGCGGTGAAAGCCCTATTAAAAAACGGCGGAGAAATTTTTAACTCTATTAAAGACGCCCTTGGTATGGGTACTGGTGGTATAGGTGGAGTAGTCTTAGGAACTTATCAAGCTGTAGTACGTACAGGCAAAGAATTCGGACAAGGAATTAAAAATCTTGCTGAAGGTGGAAGCTGGAAAAAAGTACCAAAACCAGAAGACATGCCAACAAGAGATGGTAAAAAATTAAGAATTGCTACCGAAGGTGAACTTGTAGATAAGAATGGAAAGGCACTTAAAGGCGGTGCTAAAACAATGCGCTTACAGGCACTCGGTGCGGTTGAAGCTACTTCTGCTGAAGGAAAAATATTAGCAAAAGAAACGAGTGCAGCAACAAAAATAATGCGCGGTGCTGGCAAAATTACTGGCAACGTTGCTAAAATAAGTGGAAAAGTACTTGGTATTCTTGCACGTTTAACCGGTCTAAGGACTGTACTAAAGTCTATTCCAGCATTAGCAACTTTGATTGCATTTATTGATCCACTACTACTTCTTCTTAACAGCGGCGGACAACTAACTCCAGAAATAGTAAAATCATTTGGTAAAGCAATAGGTGGATTAGCAGGCGGCGCCTTAGGGTCGATGTTGGGTAGTGCTTTAGGTTCAATTATTCCTATTGCTGGAACACTTATTGGTGGTATTGCTGGATCATTCATGGGCGCAAAAGCAGGCGAATACATCGGCGAAAAAATTGCAGAATTGATGTTTGGGATAAAAACTCCTGCACAAGTCATGGCAGAAATAGCAGCAGATTCAATAAAAGCCGTAAAGAGTGCAGGAAATTCCATACTGGGTGCTGTTATGCATCCAGTCGATACTGCAAAGGCCGCTGTGAGTGCAGTCAAGGGAGCAGCAAAAGCTGTAGGTGGATTCTTTAGTGGTGCAGGTGCAGCAGTATCAAAATGGTGGAGTGGAGGCAAAACTGAAAATAAAGGAGTTACGCCAGGATCTGCTAAACCGAAAACACCAGCAAAAGTTTCTGGTTTTGATGACGTTAAAGCAGCGATTAAAGCACATGAGGGTGAAGAATTAATACCGTATCAAGATGGTGGGGGTAAATGGACTGTAGGCGTAGGACATCTAATTGGCGATGGATCAGATACGGCGTTAGCAGCATCGGGATATCAAAAGCATGTAGCAATAACAAAAGAAAAATCTGACGCATTATTTGAAGAGGATTTTGCAAAACATGTCAAGATAGCACAAAATTCTCCTGGTTGGGACAAAGCAAACATGCAAGGTAAAGCTGCAATGATTGATATGACATATAATATGGGTGCATGGTGGACAAAGTTCACAGTCGCAGCAAAATTACTTGCTACAGGTAACTTTGCTGCCGCGGCCGAAAATCTTCGTGGGCAAAAAAAATGGAGAAGTCAAGTCGGTGGACGTGTCGATTGGGTTGCAGATAACATGGCCGCCGGCGGTGGAACAAATGCATCTCCTGATGCCCGTGCAAGTACTGTAAAAACGGCCTCTGTTTCCGGCGGTGGCACTGCATCTGCTGCAACACCTAAAGCTCCAGCTCCCAAAGCTCCAGGAGCTCCAGGAGCGGGCGGTGGACAACCTGCTGTAGCGTCTGCTACACAGTCTAACAAGTATCCAGCCCCAGCTGGAGCAGCGTCTGGAGCAGCTCCTCAGCAGCAAGCAAGTGCATCTACTAGATCAATTCCAAGTCCGACAGCACCACACGCACAAGAAGATCACTATGCGGTACATTTTAATGCAGGTCAATCTGGTGGTGGTAACGTACCTTCATTTGTATAATAAAAAAGGGGAGCATTTCTGCCCCCCTTTAAAACTTCAACTTGAACGCACTCCGTGCTTATTGAAGAAGTTTTAGTCGTTAGCCAACTTCTTGAAGTAGCTTAGGTCTTCATCATCTTCTTCAGTAGCGTTAGACTTCCACGGCGCGTCATCGTCATCCATCTTAGCTGGCTTTGTCTTTAGCACAGGTGCTTCAGCACGGGCAGCAGGGATATCGTCTTCATTGACGGTACGATTGAGACCGAGTACAGTATTAAGCTTCTTCTTAAGAACGTCATAGTCCTTGAAGTTCTTCGGATCAAGAAACTCTTGTAGAGCATACTCTTGATTGTAGACGCGCTCTAGTTCGCTCTCATCATTGAGAAGAGGACCACGCTCATCGAACTCAGACTTATCGTAGTTGCGATAGCCTTCGACCTGACGGATCTTGATCTTGAAGTTAGCGCCTTCCCAGAGATCGAACGGATTCAGAGGCTTCTCGTCAGCAAACTGAGGATGCATCGCCTCATTAAGCTTATCGAAAATCTTCTTACCGTAACGGAACAGGAAGACCTTGCCTTCGTTCTCAGGCTTCGCAGGATCCTTAACAACGTATACATTAGAGATATACGTTAGCTTACGCTTCTGATCACGCGCCTGCTTACGTGCAGGAGACTTGTCATCAGTGGTTGAGTTCCATAGCTGAGTGTTGTACTCACTGACTGGATCGTCCTTGCCCAGAGTAGTGAGAGAGTTTTCGATGTACCACTGACCACTGGGGCCCTTAAAGCCGTGTGTGAAGACTCGGACGAAAGGAACGTCTTCGTTCTTCGATGCAGGCAAGAAACGAACAACAGCATAGCCGTTGCCAGTCTTGTCTACGTCAGGATACCAGAAGCGGTCATCAGAAGAGCCGCCAGTCTTTTCATTTGGGTTTAGCTTCTTAAGCTGTTCGCTTAGTTTGCTTAGATCGTTCGAACGTGAACGCTTTAGTGTTGCAAAGTCCATATAGTTTCTCCTACGAATGTTTAAATGTTTGTATATCTTTTATCCACAGTACACATAACCACGTACTATTTATGTGGCACAAAAAGCATTGTCACTAAACACTTTGAGTGTAATAGCTTTCATTGCTTTTTTATCATATTGTAAAAATGAGCGATATTTTCTGCACAGCAAATGTACATCCTTCCATAAAATATCGCTCTCAAGTTGCTTGTTCCAGTGCGGGAAGAAATTCAATAGGTCATTAAGAATAACCAAAGTTTCTATTGATACCTTCTTTCTTAGAACGAGCTTCAGCAAGAAAGGGTGCTGATGTTCTTTAACTATAACATTCTCATCTAAGTTTGTCAATAGTTTTTTCAAATCTTCTTCATAAAAATAACTGAGTGCTTGGGTACGTTTCTTCCAGTCAGTGAAGTGTTCTTCAATAGAAGAGTTATTGACTAGATCACCTATCCATGTAGAGTTAGAAGAGACAAAGCTAGAGATAAGATACTCTTTAATATCTTTTCGTTTTGCTAACTTTGCAAAAAAGAACTTGTCTCTGCGCCTTTCAAAATTATCTACTGAAGTCTTGAATTTACCGTTGTATTTGATAAAGTCGTAGTCTTCTGTAGTGAAATGCATCTTCAAAGCACAGTACAAGACATATGCTTCATACGGAGTCATTATATCGGTAGCCTTGCTATCTTTGGTAAATAATTCAGCGTTTCCGCTTCCGCCTGGATCTTACCCTTCATATTTGCATTGAGTTTGATCAATGAAGCAGCAGTCTCTACTTCTAAGTTATTTTTTTCACAGTAAAGCACAACAGCGTCCATGTATTCGATATCGTGCTTCCAGACTAGTTCTTCGATCTCAGCAGCAAACTCTGCCGGCGTCTTCATCTTCAACTCTTGTTGCATAGTGTATTCACCTTTAAATTTCGTTGTG